TATTATAAAAATTTGGATGAGTAATTGTGATCATCAAAATCCGCAAATTGTTACTGATGAATTAAAAAATTTAAGCTCACAAGGATGTTTATTTAAAAAACATACAGTTGATGTTTAAAATAAATTATAATATATAATACAAATATTTAAATATAGATTATTAAATAAAATATAATGAAGTATCCTTACATTATATTTTATCGTTATGACAAATACAATAGTGTAGACCGTTTTTTTATTGAAAATGGAAACGCACTTGAATGTAGTATTTTTATAGCAAATAATATCGAGAATGTAAAAAATTTGCACAATTCAAACTTTCACTTGTTAGTAACTTATGGAAATTCTGTAGACGAATACAAAAATGAATTATTAACTGTATTATCTAAAGAAATGTTAATTCGTCATATTCATATGAATTCTAATGTTACTTTATCCAACGTAAATGAATTTAATGAAGCCATGAATATGTCATATGTAACTCTATGCTCAAAAAACCGTGAATTAACAAGACCAACGTTTTCACTATTTACCACATCATTTAATTCATACAATAAAATTTTACGTGTTTATAATAGCTTAGAAGAACAAACCTTAAAGGATTGGGAATGGGTAATTGTAGATGACTCACCAGATGATAAGCATTTCGAGTTTTTAAGAAATAAGTTTGATAATGATTCACGTATACGGCTTTACAGACGTTCTAAAAATAACGGAAGCATCGGCAACGTAAAAAACGAATCGATTGGGCTATGTCGCGGCAAATATGTATTGGAAATGGATCATGACGACGAAATTATGCCATATGTTTTACAAGATTCAGCAGATGTATTCAACAATAATCAAAACGTTGGATTTATATATATGGATTGTGCATGTGTTTATGAAAATGGAAAAAACCAATGGTATGGTGATTTTATTTGTAAAGGTTATGGAGGTTATTATTCTCAAAAATATAATGATAAATGGTTGTTAGTATATATTACTCCAAATATAAATAATATCACTATGAGTCACTTAGTATGTTGTCCAAATCACCCAAGAATTTGGAGACGTGAAACGTTAATGCAAATGGGTAGTTATTGTGAATATTTACCAATTTGCGATGATTATGAAATTTTGCTGAAAACATCTATAACAACACAAATGGCAAAAATACATAAATTGGGGTATATACAGTATATGAATGATTCGAATAATAATTTTTCACTTATTAGAAATGCCGAAATTAACCGAATTGGTCCAAATTATATAAGTCCAATGTATTATAAAATTATGTCAATAAATGAAAAAATGAAGATGGCCGATGCATATGAAGATGAAAAATATATTGAAGAACATTCAAAAATATGGGAAAGAGATAAAAACAGTTATGAACATAAGTATTGTAACTTGATTATAAATAACGTTTATGATTGTCAATATTGTATTATAGGGTTAGACAGTCTTTTGTTCCATTTGGACAGAATAAAGTTATTGTATGAGAATAGTAGAAATGACTTTTTAGTTTTAGAAAATAAATGTAGTCTTGAATATTTACAACAACGATTAGAACATTACGGGTTCGATCGTATGAAATGTTATACACTAATAGATACAAATAATGATACACTAATTAATTACTTCAAAATGATGTATAAATCAACAGAAGACTATGAAATAATCAATATCGATATAAAAAAACCAATATTTAATACAACTCATAATCAAAGGTCTAAAGTTATTAACCAACTAACAAATACAAATGATAAGTATTTAGAAATTGGGGTAGAATATGGTGAGACATTTAATAGTACTCATTTTACCTATAAAGTTGGTGTAGACCCAGATCCAAAATGTAGTCCTGTTGCCGGGAAAATATTTAAATGCACGTCTGATGTATATTTTGAAGAAACAAATAAAAAGTTAAATGAACAATTCGATGTTATTTTTATAGATGGTATGCATCAAGTAGAATATGTTTTAAAGGATATCAATAATAGTATTAATATACTAACAAAAAATGGGTTTATATTTATAGACGATATTTTGCCCTTTAATTACAATGAGCAATTAAAAATACCTGTGAAACATTATTATGAAAATGGTATATTAAAATATGGTGAAAATTGGACAGGTGATGTTTGGAAAGTAATATATCATATTTTACTGCATTTTTCTGGTAAGCTTTCAACATTTAATTATTACTACAATATAAATTTTAGAGGTATAGCAGCCATACAGCTGTTAGAACCGTTTCAAATCTTATTAGATTCAGTTGATGAAATAAACAATTATAACTATTACGATGATTATAAAAAATATGTGGAGTTATTAAGTAAATCGTAAAAAATAAATATAAAATATTATAAATTTGTTATATTTATTTATGCAGTTCTTTTTCAATTTGTTCTAGGTTTGCACTCAATCTCGGTTTCAAATCTATGAAATCATCGTCGTTAATGATTTTTAACAAATAGCCCTTACTGTCTTCATATTTTTTAAGCCAGTAACATGTAACCGATAATTCATCATAAAGATGTTTTTCGTATGCATTCTTTTGTACATTATTATATTTGTTTTTTACATCGTCATATGATAATTTTAATGCAGCTATCAATAAATCGTATGCCTGTTCATATTGTTGGGTTTTATTACAATATATCGCAAAATAATAATATGGTTCTGCTCTATCCGGACACAATTGAGTCGCCTTACAATAATAATTAGAAACAGTTTCAAAGCTACCATTTGTTTCAGCTGTTAACAATCCCAAATTTACGTACAATTCATAGGTTTTATGCGTTTCAACAATACTGTCATCTAATTCTTTTTCACACATTTTAAATAATTCAATTGATTTATGTAAGTTACCAATTTGTCTATAATGCAATGCTTCATTATATATATTTGATTTATTAATAATAATGCTAACCGAATTAAACCGGTATACATTCGTTGTTATTTTTGAATATCCATTTTTGTTTTTATCTTCAATAACTTTATTTTCAGTTACTTTATTTTCAGTTACTTTATTTTCAGTTACTTTATTTTCAGTAGGAACAACAAATGATATTTTTTCCATATCATGTATAAAGTTATCTTTTTATATTATATAAATTAATTATATTTATTTAATAATTAGTTAAAAACATAGGTATAAATAACTATTATGGAATTTGTCGAAAAAGGAAAATTATCAATATGTTTAAATATGATAGTAAAAGATGAGGCACACATAATAAAAAATACATTAGAAATGTTGTGCAACAAAATACAGTTCACCTATTGGGTTATTTGCGATACAGGCTCTACAGATGATACACCATCAATTATAACTGATTTTTTCAAAGGAAAAAAGATTCCCGGTGAGTTATATCATCATGATTGGAAAAATTTCGCACATAATAGAACCTTAGCATTAGACGCTGCATTTGGAAAATCAGATTTGTTATTTATATTTGATGCCGACGACGAGATACATGGTGAATTAAAAATGCCAGAAAGCGTAGATAGTGATGCTTATTTAATAAATTTCGGTAATCACGCAGGAGTATCTTACCAAAGAGTTTTATTAATTAATAATAAAATTAAATGGAATTTCCAATCGGTAATACATGAATTTATTAATTGTTTAAAGCCAAATCCAAGACATAAAACGATTGATGGTGATTACTATGTTGTATCTGGAAGAAGTGGCAGTAGAAATAAAGATCCAAATAAATACATTAAAGATGCTAAAATACTGGAAGAAGCATATTATGAAGCAAAAAAAACGGGTGACAATCTATATTTACGATATGGGTTTTATTGCGCAAATAGTTATAAGGATGCAGGAAAACCCGAAGAAGCAATTAAATGGTATAAAATCGTATTAGGAAATGATAATTGGACACAAGAAAAATATATGTCCTGTCTTTATTTATATAATTTGTATACTGGAACTGGTGAAAAGGAAAAAGGCATGTATTATTTAGTTGAATCATTTAAATATGACGTAGAACGACAAGAATGTATTTACCCATTAGTGGAACATTATAGTACAAATGGACTGCCATTAGTAGCTTATCAATACTACACAAATATAAAGGATTTTTATGAAAACCAGTATTTGTCGACAAATATAGAAGGAAAATTATTTATTGAGCCTGACAAAGGAAATATGTTACTACCATATCATATTATTCTTGTTTGTGATAAAATTAAAGACATATATCCAGAAGCAAAAAAGACTATTAAAAAAATGTTTGAAATTATATTTACAAAAAAATACCAGTTTGTCCCTGACTTTTATATAGGTAATGTTTTATATAATTTACAGTTTTTTATGAATATTACATTTGATATAGATACAAACTTTATAACGC